TCTGTTGTTAACGGATGGTGATCAACTCAGACAAATCAAATTGAAAATGCTCAAACGATTGGATGTTTAAGCGATATATATATATACATATAATATAGGAAAAACATTATGAAAAGAAATTTATTAAAAGAACAATACAGAAGACTTTTCAAAGGTAGAACTGCAACTAATGATGCAAAATTGTTATCAGAAAATTTCATGGATGATATGCATGATGTGGTAAGCAGAATTGCACGTGAAGCTGAAGATGAAGAAGACATGACAGATGATATTGTTGATGAATTAGGTGATTTCTATGATGATGTACAAGACAGTGGTAATAATAAACTTATTGACGCATACGACGCATTAAGAAACACTACCGACGAAGGACCAGAAGCTCAGGCAGAAGCAGCCCGGGCATTGTTAAATCTATTATAACAGATCTTAACTTCCGGACCAAAAAAAAAATAAAAAATAACCATTAAAAGACTTGGATATTTGAATCTAAGCACTTATATTAAGAATTGATTAGTATTTTATTGTTTAACCAAAAATAGGAATTAGAAAATGGCAATTGATTTAGATGCGATTAAAAGGAAGCTTAATCAACTTCAAACGACAGGCAACCGCCGTCAAACATTATGGCGCCCAGAACCGGGCAAGCAGGTTATTCGAATTGTGCCTTATCAGCATGATCGAGCAAACCCATTCCAGGAACTTTATTTTCATTACAACTTAGGCAAGAAGAACTTTCTATCTCCTACAACATTCGGCAAGGCTGATCCGGTTGTAGAGTTCACTGAAAAACTCAAAGCTTCAGGTAATTCAGATGAATGGAAACTTGGCAAAAAGATGGAACCAAAGATGCGTGTATATGCACCAATCATAGTTCGAGGTCAAGAATCTGAAGGTGTGAAATTTTGGGGCTTTGGAAAAACTGTGTACACTGAACTTCTTGGATTTATTGCAGATCCGGATTATGGTGACATTACAGATCCGATGGGAGGACGTGACATTGTAGTTGAGTTCACTCCAGCAGAAGGTCCAGGAGCATATCCTAAGACAGCTATTCGAGTGAAACCAAATGTTTCTGCAATGACTGAAGATAGAAATATTGCTGAGCAGATTGCAAAGAATCAGCAGGCTCTCACAGAGATCTTCAAGGAACCAACTTATGATGAACTCAAAGAAGCTTTGGAGACATGGTTGAATCCAGAAGAGGCATCAGCTGATGATAGTTCAGATGGAGTTCCTCCACCACCAAAAGAAGGTGAAGTGCCTTCCACAGTAAATCGTGTTGATGATGTGTCATCAGCATTTGATGAATTATTTAACGATTAATTAAGGAGGACTTATGAAGTCTAAAGTTGAGTTACAGGACTCTCTGGCTGGAGAACTCGCCAGTGCCATAAACAAGAAGTTTAAGAATACTGGCTACAAGACAGCTTACTTTCTTAATCAGGACACTGATTCACCTTCTGAAGTACGAGGATGGATTCCGACAGGATCGGATATGCTGGATCTTGCAATTTCAAACAGGGAGCATGGAGGCTTTCCGGTTGGGCGTATCACTGAGATAACAGGATTGGAGGCATCTGGTAAGTCTCTGTTAGCGGCTCATGCATTGGCCAGTACTCAGAAGCAAGGAGGATTGGCAGTATATATTGATACTGAGAATGCAGTTAGTCGTGATTTTCTGGAAGCCATTGGTCTGGATCTTGAGAAGATGTTGTATGTGCCGTTGGACACCATTGAAGATGTTTTCGAAGCAATTGAGAGCATTGTTGTAGGTG